CGAATGGAATAACGCCAGACACCTTAATGGCAGGCAGAGTCGTAACGGATGTGATTGTCACCGGTGCGCCAGGAACAAGCGCAAAAATGCCCGCCGTCATAGTGCCAGAGTTAGCCGTCACCCAGCCCTCTTGGGCAGCCACAGCGAAGATCTTCCGCACAACCCACTGACCATCCCATGTACCGTCCTCCGCTATCCCAGGAAGCCCGTAGAAGACCCGGTCGGCGGACTTCGCCCCCACGTAATTCACCGGGGATATTGCCGGGGATGCCACCTCGCCATTGAGCAGCGCTCGGTTCGTAACGCCAGTTAGTTGGATAAGCGCCGCCGATCCCGTGTTGTTATCCAGCGTTGACGTCGCAGCCGCAACAGGGAGGAGTCGGATCACCTTTGGTGAAAGGTGTGCCGCTTGAGCACTCGCCCCGCGAGGTCCTGGTCGAAGATTATCATTAGCCATTTCATTTCTCCTTACGCGAACACGTCGAGCGAAAAAGGTTACAATCGGAGCGTTCGCAACATTTGCGCCTGACCTGACCACAAGTTGCTCCCCAGGGTTCAGGAACGGAGTTCCGTCTGAGTCCATGTTGCCAGTCCCTGCCGCACGGAAAGTCCAGGTGCTTGCCCCGCCAGAGCTAGTGCTGTATGTCTCACCAGCAACTGTAGTGGCCGGAAGATTTGCGCTGTTTAGTTGAACAAATGCCTCCAGGTCACCCGGTGAAATGCCAACCGCCAATTGATTGGCATGTACCGCAGTCCCAGCGGTCAGAATGGTACATCCAACCTCAAGCACCCGATAGGAGCGTCCAGCAGCGGCCTGGAAGAGGGGGTATGTCCCGACAGCAAATGTCCAGTGTGTCGGGCGAGTGATTAGACTGATCGCAGGCGTTGTGACCACCACCTCTGCCAATTCATTTGAGATGTTATGTGCTTTTTGAAAGCTCATACGTCCTCCTTCATGGACCGGGGGGCGTGAACCCCCCAGCCTCTAGGCATTAGGTGAAGATCAGGCCAGCGGGAACGCGGATGTCTTCTTCTTTACCCTGACATCGCGGGTTCTCAACGGCGAGTTCAAACTCGTTATAGGCAAATGCCTGGAAGGCGAATGTGCCGGGGATTTGCTTCCAGATTGCTCCGGTAGAGGTGTCCCAGCCGTACTCACCAAGACGAACACGCTTCATCGAGGAGCGGTCGAAGATGTGGTAGCTGTTCGTTGGGTGGCTGCGTGCAGTCTCCCAAGGAATCTGCCGTGCCCCGTACTGGTACGCGATGGTGGTGTGACCCTTGAGAGCCTTGAGGTCGGTCTGCATGTAGACCGGGTCAATCTCTTGGAGGTACACCTGGAGGAGCGAGGAGTGAGAGAAGATCACCGGATCCATCTCATCAATGTCCTTCGGTCCAAGCTCAGCCATCCGCATCAGCAGCGACGTGATCCGCCAGTGGTTGAAGTCGCGCAGGACGTTGCCGTTGCGAACCACAAACGATTGCCACACAGCGTTGGCAGCGCGGCCAATGCCGTGGTAGTTGCCGTTGTCGTTGATGGCGTCATGCAGACCCGTCAGACAACCACCCCACTCATTACCGTTCGCGTCACCCTCAACGATGTAGTCGTTAGCGGCGATTGTCACGTCGCGGTCCACGGTGAACGTCTGAGCAGCCTGATTGACCGTTGCAACAATGGCTGTCGCTGCGGTCGGCGGCGTTGCAGCAAGTTGAGCGCCCGTACCAATGGCAACCTGTTGCCCTGGTCGCAGGAAGCGACAACCGCCGTAAGCGTTCATGTACGCTTTTGTGTTGGGCAGAGCCGCTTCAGTCTCACGCTGGAAAGCACTGATTGGGTTACCAGCAACGAGAGGAGCGCCAGCCGTCTGGTTGAGGGCAAGCACGCCAGAGTTGGGGCCTACGGGAAGGGCCGCGCCCGGATCCGCAGAAGCACCACCACTCGTTCCCCACCAGTACTTGGGTCCGATTCGGTTGCGGTGCGAGTTCTTCGCATCCATCACCAACTCGTCCATGATCTGGCGGTACATCCCCGGCTTACTGTGGGCACGGACCAGCTTGGGTCCAGTGATCTCCACAATATCCATGTGGGGGAAGAGCCGAATCGCTGCCTCTTGATAGGCGGGCGGATTGTACACAGGGAGAACCGGAGCGGCATTCCCAGGACCCGTACCACCGACAAAACGAGAGCCAGAGCCCTCTTGCGTCTTGTAGAGATAGTACTTTGAGTCTGTCAATCCACTTCTCAACATCGTCAACCGTGTCGAGCAGCTTGATGATTACGTCCGCATAAGTGTATTGGAAAAGTTCGTTAAACGCCCCAAATGACGTAGCGAACCCGGCGGTTGGTTTTGCAAATGCCATCTCAATTCTCCTACGCCGCTACGTCAGCGGCTTTGCAACAGTTTGTCCAAGAGGTCCCCAGCTTCTGCCGCATTTTGCGGTGCCGTGGGAGCCTCCTCAAAGCCTGCTGCCGCGAACACGTCTGGGAGCATAGCCTTCTTCTTGGCCTCCTCTCTTCGACGTGCATTCTCCTTTTGGAGCTTCTCTTGTTGGGTGCTGTACACCTTAACTCGATCTTTCGCGGCATTGACAGCGATCTTCTTAATATCGTCCACAGGCTCACCAATGGCCTGCCTACGGCGGATCTCATCGCTCGCGTCCATCAGGACCAAGCGCTCAAAATCCATGATCTGCCCAGAGGTTGGGTTGTTTTCCTTAAAGGACTGCAAAGCACGGTCCACTTCCCTACCAGCGGTCTGCTGGAGAGCATCCGTTGCCACCTTCTCGGCTTGCGCCAGTCTGGGGTCAATCCGCTCATGCACAACACGCTCGATGTACGCCTCAATCTTTGAGGGATCTACACCAGCATCTGAGAATTGGGACAGGTCAGCCTCAGGCTCGGCTTGCGCCTGCTGGGGAGGACCAGAGTCAATTTGTCCCTTGTAGTACATGGCGGCTCTCTCGGCCTCCTGCATGTGCTTGTAGAGGGTGTTGTAATTCTGCTTAATCTTAGCAGAATCATCATCCCGCGACTTAATCATTCCTTCAAGTTCTGAAATCCGATCCTCTGCACTCTTACTCATCACTTACCCCTTTAGGAGTTCTAATGGGCTCTTCCCTCGCCCTAGCTCTCCCGTAAACCCTGACGCAGCAGCCGGAACCTGTGCCGCACCCTTTGGAGCGGCCTGTGGAGCACCCGGTTGCTGCTGACCCTGTTGCTCCATTCCCTGCTGCGGAGCAATCGCAGATTGGTGCTGTGCCAACAATGCCTCAAACTTTTGCTGTTGGTCAAATGATGTTTCCAAAAAGAATTTCGGAGACCGCATAAAGGCTAGCAAAGAAGCGAGATGTTTCTCGTGGCTCATCCACGGTTTGAAGTACGGATCGCCACCACCCATGATGCGGCTAATGTTCAATTCCGCGACGGCACGGTCACCAGGCTCGTCCAAATCAGTGAGTTTTGCCGCCATCGGAGCGCCCAGCATCAACTCAGTAATAATGGCAGACTTGGGGCTATCGTCTGTCAAAATCCCATTGGAAGCCAATTGCATGATGGATGTCCGCAGTTGGCCAGGATAGGTCATCGACGCAGAGCCTGGCACCATGCGGATATCGAGCAGATTGAAATCATTGCCATCGAATATCTCCACCTGGGGGATCTTGTCGATGCCAAGGGCCGCGAACTTGTACCCAACTGGAAGATGGTCCTGGCAGAGCTTCACAAGGGCGTTTGCTTGGTGAGCTTGGGACGCCTCAATCTCCTGCACTGTGGGAGACATCGCTATCTGGTTCTCCTCGAGCAACCTGTCCAGGTATGCGCCGCTCTCACCCCTGGCTGGAGTCTGTCCCCCTACCGGGGCTGAGGTGAGGCTGAGAGTCTCCAGATCTGTCATCGCGTTGTCGCGCATGTACTGGTACTCGCCAGAGAATGGAGGAGGCGACATGAAGGACGGCTTCTCTTCTCCATAAGGCGTGTACTCGTAGATCTCACCCGGTCGCCCCTGGAAGGACTCGTCATTCGAACCCTGGGGCTTGAGAATGGGTGGGTCTGCGCTTCTCTCAGCAGCGCGGATCTGGATCCGCTCCACCATGTCAAGACGCCTCTGCGCCATCCGCAACACGTCCGTCACACACATCCCCCAGCCACGGTCGCTGTACTGACGGTCCCTAAACGTGGTGTGCGGGTATTGGTTGTAAGGGAGACCATTCACCAAGTCGATCACCTGGTCACCGATGTAAATGCAACGGAATCCACGAGGGTAATCAAGGGAGTTGCTCTTCATAATGACAGGGGAGTGGTAAAAATCCCACACCTCCACCATCTTCTGGCTCTCAAGTGAACCCTGGTCATTCCTGAACCCAAGCGTCTGGTCCACCTCCCTGAAAAGGAAGTGGTCCTCTGACACCTCTTTGGCCTCGACCCGGCCCATGTCCACGTCTGGGAAATAGTACTCCACCATATCCAGTGGCATGAACTTGCGCTCTGCGTAGTTGAGGCATTGCTCAGTCGTCAGATGCCGCCACTGGGGGTCTGGAAAGAAATTGAACGGGTGGACAGAACGGATTTGGGGAAGACCAGATTGCCACATGGAGGTCCGTGGCTCGATGACGCGTTCAAATGGCTCGTCAACAAGCATCGGATTGCCCGTGTCGTCAACGCCTGGGACCATCATCTCGTCCATGACAGGCTGACCAGAGTTGTACGAGTACTCCGTAGCCCACTCGCCCGCCCGTGGGTTCCACTGCATACACCACAAACCGTTGCCAAAGACCATCATATTCATCTTGGCCGCGTGGTCTGCGTAAATGAACTCGTTCTTCTCCCAGAAATGGAGGATCAGGGCATTCGCCACCTCAGCCCGCTTGCGCGCATCCCGGTCGTTGGTCGCCGGAATACACTGGGGCATCATCCTGGGAGCCACCAGCTTTGCATGGTACTTGCGGAGCTTGTCCTGCACCTGGGGGGAGGGAGACTCGTCTGCGGACCCACCCAGCACAACAGGACGAGAGGTGCGGGGGTCATAGTCGATATTGGAATACCCGGCAGCAAAGGCAGCGTTCTCATACCAGCGCCACTCCAGCGGCTTGCGTGCCTCCTTATTGCGGCGCACACATCGCTTTACGTAGTCTAATGTGCCATTTCCTGTCGGCTTTGCCACGAGATCCTAATAAGACGTTGGAAGTGCGGGAGGGGCTGTATAGCCAAGGTCAACACCGAAACCCGCAGGTGGCGCAACCCCAAAACCATGACCTGGAGAGGGCATAGAGGCGGGTGCGCCAAACATCGTGTGGGCGTACAATTCACCACCCGGAGGAGACACAACACCGCTATCCAGACCCTTATCCATCTCTTTAAAGAGATCCTCCCAGGGCACTTGGCCTAGTGCATTAAAGTTCACGCCGGGGGTTGCAGGCAGGGCAACGCCTTGAGGACCCGCACCA